ATCTCAGCCCGCTTGTTGCCCCACATAATAGAGTTTTTGGCTTTCCAGCCAAAGTTCACCCCTCGCACCTTATAACGCTGCTCGGTTAGTCTGTCAAGTATGCCGTACCCAAGCCCGCCTTCGTCGATAACTGACAAAATCGGCTTGTATTCCTCGATTGCGTCGATTACCCGCCCGACTATGGTCATGGTGTCCTCGCCCGAGTAGCGTTTGATGGCCACAATGTCCCGCCCCTGGCGCACCACCAGCACCGTAGAGTCAGCGCCGCCCCGCGCAGGGTCGATACCTAATACTATAGGCGCAGTTGTGTCTTTCCACCGCTCCCGCTGCATGGCGTCCTCGACCAGCATGGGCTTGATGAACTGATCCTCGCCCGCGTCGGGGAACTCACCGTACACCTCGACCTTGGCCTGCGGGCTATCTTCGCCATATTCGGCAATAATCTGTTCGTAGACCTGCTTGTCAGTGTCCTCCACCGTCCTTGCGTCCACGCTGCGGGTGTTCCAAAACGCCCGTTTAGCGTGGAAACACTCAAAGAAGTAGCCTTCGTTGCGGCGCGGGTTGCTAAAGGCAAACCAATATCTGTCCGGCGTGTTCTCGGTAAAGAACCCGGCGCCGACATCCCATATGGGGTTGGGGATGCCTGATGACTCATCAAAGATCAGCATCATGCCGTCTTGGTTATGCACGCCGGCGTAGCTGTCGGGGTTTTCCGCCGACCACAGCTTGCCCTCGGCGGCCCAGTAACGTGTGCCTTTCTTCAGGTCGCGCTCGACCAGCTCGCACAGCCACTGCGCCGGCACCAGCTTAGTCGCGCTGATCTCAAACCAGTGGTTGTTGATGGTCATCGCCGCCCACTTGGTCAGCTCGGCCCAGGTCACCGACCTTAATTGAGACTCCGAGTTGGCGCTGATGATGACGCTGCCGCCGATGCGGGTGGTCAGCATCCACAGCACCAGCCAAGACACTAAGGCTGACTTGCCAATTCCGCGCCCGCTACTAACGGCCTCTCGCAGGGTGTCCATCTGCACCTTGCCTTTGTTGCCTGCAATGTGCGCCTTGATGTCCCGCAAGACCTGCCGTTGCCACGCGCGTGGGCCTTTGAACTTGTGCAGCGGTGTGTTCTTCTGGCCCCAAGGGAACGCAAACAGCACAAACGCCTCGGGGTCGTCGGCTAACGCCGGGGACCACAGCTCGACCATCAGCCGCTGTTCTTCCTCAGACTGATAGATCGGTAATTGCATTATTTAGCCCGTAAAAGTTGCAACGGCAAATCGTATGATTTTTCCGGCAACACATTTCTTCGTTCGGCAGCGGTTAAGTTAGCCCGCGCTTCTGTAGCCCGCGCTTCAACTTCGCCTATTAACGCGCGATAACGACGAAAGGCTTCAATAGACGCAATATTGGCTATGTCAGCGGATGACGCTAGGGGATGCTTTGTTTTTATATCTTTTAATACTTCGGCGTAAAATTGACTTTCGTTACCACCGCGAGCAAAACCTTCGCGCTGTTGTATTGCGTGTTGCAGTTCGTGCAAAATGGTAGACCTTGCGCCTTCTTCAGTTTTATTTCGCACGGTAAACTGATTGCCCCGTTGGCTTCCTGAATTGCTTGACGCGGGCATCCAGTCGGGTGATTTAGCAACCTCCATGCGCCCTGTGCGGAGTATGTCCGGGTACGCCGCGTATAACTCTGGGTGGTTAAACGCGCCGCCAATAGGTATGTCTTTCATCGGGCTATACGCATTGCTCTTACTTGGCAACGCGGAATTAAATTCCATCCTAAATCCGGCTGACGCGTCGGGTATTTCTTGACGCCACATACCATCAGGTGCTTTCCAAGTGCCGGTTTGCTGCCAAATTGTAGCAGCGTCAGCGCCAGCTTTTTCTAGCTGTACTGCTTTAGCGGCGGCGCTGGCGTCCCAAGTTTTGGCATTTTTGCCTATAAACATCCCCAACGAACCAGCGGGCGCGGGCGCTGCCCTTGACGCGCCCATGCCACCACCCATCATGTTGGTCGCCAACGGCATTGCTTCTTCCGGCTGCATCAGGTGGGAGTATTGCGGATTTGATGCGGTTGCCAGCTTCATCAGACCAGCCACAGCAGCAGGAACGTGCCATCCTTCTTTTTGGGAATACGGCAGTAACGTGCTGCGGTCTACTCTCGGATCCAGTCCAGCGGCTTCGTCTAGCGTTTGCGGTTCCGGCGTGTCAGTCAGCCCGGTCAGCGTTTCCGGGTTGTATCGGCGCATCAAAGCTCTGGCCAGCAGGTCGCTTTTTACATTTTGAGCAGACCTCTCTACTTGCTCGGCTTGCTTTCGTTCGCGCATCTTGCGGCCCTGCTCCAGCATGCTAGGGTTGCCAAACGCCGGACGGTCTTGCTCGTAACTTAACGCAGCCGCGAGCCTGTTCTTGCTTTGGGGCGCAAGCGCATTATCAGCCATCTATCACCGTCCCCTCGATCACCCTTGCGCGCGCTTGTTCAAGCGCCGTGATGACGCTGATCTTCTGATAGACGTCCACGCTGATCTCTTGTCGGGCCGTCCAGCCGTGAAGATGTTGGAGTATCGCCAGGCTGGCCTTGGCATCGCCGCCTTCAGACGCCTCGTTCAGTCTCTGCGCTGCGCGCAGTTCGTTGTCCGCCTTGCCCTTCTGCGCCGCTAGTTCGGCCAATGGGTCAAATTGGCACAATTGCCGGTACTCTAAAGGCAGCATCCCTGACGCCAGTGCCAGTGAATCCCCTTTTAACCCCATAGATGCAGCTTTGTATATAGCATCTAGACGCGCCTCTGTCGCCTGAACTCTAGGTCGTATAGCCAGTGGTAGGGACTGGAACATGGTTGCTGTTATAGCACAATTTAGCCTATTTGACCTATTGGATGTACGGGCGATGTACGGGCTGATGTACGGGCGCAAGCTAAGTGCTTGCAAGATACTTTTAAAAATAAAAATTGTTCGTGGGGGATACCGTGACCGACACGGCCAGCGCAAGGCCCGGGCCCCCCATGTTAGCAAGCACTCACTTCCAAGCTAGTAAGCACTCACCTCTATGTTAGTAAGCACTAACTTACAAGTTAGCAAGCACTCACACACAAGTTAGTGGGCGCTTACTTCCAAGCTAGTGGGCGCTCACACACAAGTTAGCAAGCACTAACTAACAGTCCAGTTAGTGGGCACTCACAAGTTAGTAAGCACTAACTTTAGGCTCCCGGTTAGCAAGCACTAACTTTGCAGCTGGCGGTCCGGCGGTCCATCAGCCGGCGGTCCGGCGGTCCATCAGCCGGCGGTCCATAGTGTGGATGGCCACTATAGGCCACTTTTACACCTGGAAAAAGTCGGCGCCAGCGCCAGCGCTACCGCTACCGCTCTACTACTATATGGACTATAAATACTACAAAACAGTTTTGTGATTATCTGAAATATAGCCTATTGGGCATATACGCCCCGCGCGCACCACCGCGCGCGCGTGAAATAATCGGCAAATAATTAGCATATCGTAAGAAAAAGACTTGCAATATTGTATTAGTCGTGGTGTAATCCTGACTCCATGTGCGCAGCCGCGCGCATGTTAGTAACCTAAAGGACATTAAATCATGAACCCATTAGCTGTACTTCGGCACCATGTGACTGGCGCGATTGAGCGTGGCGAGAAAGCCGCGATCGTTGGCGAAACCGATAAATTTAAGACCTACACTCGCGACCAAGTAGAACGTGCTTTGCTTGATTGCCACGAAACCCTGCGCGCTGGCGAATACTCGCCCTACCACCCGTACGGCAAAAAATTGTGGGCAGAGATTGACGCATTGCGTGATCGTCGAATGGCGCTCACCAAAAACAAGCCGTCCCCCGCACGCGATCCCGTATGGTTATCCGCTCGCAACTAAAAAAGGCCACAATATGACACCGCAACAAGTTAAAGCATTGCAATCCGTAGCAAAGGCGATTATTGAATCCTGTAAGACGTTTGCGCCTGGTGGCGTGATCTACGCTGCGTTGATGGCGCAGGGATGCACGCTAAACCAATTTCAGCAAATCATGTCGCAGCTCGTTGGCGCAGGGATGCTAACGCAGGATGGCGAATGTTATACCGCTACGGAAAAGGGTAACAAGTTCGCGTCAATGTAATCTGATAGCGCGTTAGCGATAGCGCGCTATCGGGTCAACGTTGGCCAATAACCTAAACTGGAGTAAATTATGACAACCTGCACTGAATTAGACTTATCCGCCGATGTTATCGACGTGCGCGATATTATCGCTCGTTATGAAGAATTGGAAGAATCCGGTGATTGTGAATTATCTGAACTTCGCAAGCTGTTAGCTGAACTGGAAGGTACCGGCGGGGACGAACAATGGCGCGGGGACTGGTACCCTGTAACGCTGATCCGCGATAGCTATTTCAAATCCTACGCGCAAGACCTGGCCGAAGATATTGGCGCGATTGACCGCGATTCCAAATGGCCGCATAACTGTATCGATTGGGATCATGCTGCGCGTGAGTTGCAGTACGACTACACCATCGTGGACGTGGCTGGCGTAACTTATTACACACGATGACCGATTCTCTCGCATGGCTAGGCGCTGGCGCGCTCTGTGGCGCGCTGATAATAATCGCGTTATTAACATCAATATAAAGGGTTTACATTATGGACTACACTATTGAAGAACAGGAACGCGCAGCGTACGCTGCCGGCAATACCGCCCTGGCGGCAGCACTGGCGCAAGTAATCGATATGGAAAACGAGGCGTGCGAGCTACGCGGCATCATACGCGATGCGGTCGACTTGATCGACAGCGAGAAAACCGACACGCACGTGAGCTGGCACGAGCGCGCCACGGCGGCGCTGGAAGATTAGCACCCGACTGGCGGCGCCTGCTTACGCGGGCGCCACCGGGCGGGCGCTTGCCTGCCACTAATAACCTACAGGACAATAAAATCATGGCCACGATCCACATTTCACGTAACAAGCTCAAAGCGGCGGCGTATTTTTCGGCGGCAAAAGACGTGCGCTACTATTTGTGCGGCGTGTTGATCGAATCTACACCGATGCAGACGCGCATATGCGCCACCGACGGGCACGCGCTGTTTTGTGCCAAGGACGACGCGAAAGACGACAACGCCGGCATGTTTACCGGCATTGTGCCGAACGATACCATTAAGCAGATTTTGGCCTGGAAGGCGCCGTATAAAGACGCGGCGGTAGTCATCACCACGACGGACGATCCCGCCGGCGAGCATCGCGCGGAATGGTGCGGTAACACTGCCGTTTTTAAACTGATCGACGCTAAATTCCCGGACTATGCGCGCGTAGTGCCGGCGGAAGTGTCCGGCGACGCGTCGCATTTTAATCCTGAGCTGCTTATGAAATGCAAAAAGGCGGCGGAAGTTTTGGGCACCAACAACAAAAGTTTTTACGCGTTTAAGCAGGGCGGCGACAATTCGGCTATCGCAGTATTTTCTACGGAAGCCTTTGCGGTAATCATGCCCATGCGCGGCGAGAAAGCCGACGTGGCCGACGTGGCGTGGGCGCGCGAAGCCTTGCCGGTGGCGGCAGCATGAGCGGGCGTAAAGCCGCGAAGGCGGCGCCGGCCCGGGCGAAGGCAGAGGCGCGGGCGGAGGCCCGGGCGTGGATGGTGAAGGCCCGGGCGGCGGAGGGGCGGGCGGCGCGGGCGCGGTCGGAGGCGCGGTTCGCGTGGAATGCGTGGGCGCGGGCGGCGTGGACTGCGTGGGCGAAGGCGACGCGCAAATGATCGCGCTCGGTGTGTTTCTGATATTGATCCTGCTGGCGATATTGTTTGACTTGTAAAAAACGGCCCGAAAGCCTATTTCACAAGCCGCAGCGCGTCGGCCAGCGGCGAGGGCACCGGCGCCTCGACTAGGCGCCGGAGTTCTGACTTGGTGGCGTGGACTAACTCCGGCGCACAGTAGACGTGCTTACGCGTTGAATACTCCGCGCTGGTCACGCGCCCACAGTCTAGCCACTGACACTCTAGCAAGGCATGGTGCAGGGCGGCGGCGGGTATCCGCTGGCCCGGCGCCAGGCCCGCGCGCAGCGTGAGGTCGGCGCACAGGACATGGAAGGGCGCGGTAATGACGCCCGCTTCAAACGGCCCCTCGCGCGCGCGTATCATCTCGCACAGTATCGACTCCGCCGGCGACTGGCCGTTAGCTATCAGGCCCAGCTTGTACTCGGTCACCGGCGGCGCGGCGGCGGGATTGAACGCCGAAACGTCGCGCTGATACATCCAGGCGGCGACGGCCTCGAAGCCCCCCGCGTGGAACCAGCGCCACATCTGCTGGCCGCGCTCCGGTGGATCCATGCGCGGCAAGTCAGACCAGACACAGAACCAGCGCCTATCCTGCGTGTCGAGGACAATCGGCACCCGGTCGTTGGAGGACGCGATGACCAGGCAGCGGTTCACCACGTTGTAAGGGTGCTGCATTTTCTTGTTGACGAGGATAGTCTCGGGCGGCGCGGCGATGATGGGCTTCAGGTGATTGGCTAGGGCCCGGCGGTCTTTGGCCTCGCTCTCGCGTAGCTCGTGCAGGATGATGACCTCGCTCTCGTAAGCGTAGCCCCACTGCGAATTGATGGTGTTGTTGTTGAGTTCGCCCTTGTTGCGGCCCTCGCCACACAACGCCCATAAAAACGGCGCCCAAAACGTATCCTTGCCGCTGCCTTGATACCCGGCGATCAGGACGGCGTGGTTGATCTTGGTGCGCGGCTGTTGCAGCTTGCAGGCCATCACGTTGAAGATATGCTCGCGGTCGCTTTTCTCGGGGATCAGGGCGGCGCAGTGGTCGAGCCATAACGATATATCGGCTACCAGGCTGCGGTTGACCACAGGGCGAGCGTCGCGCCACATGTTGCCAAAAACGTCACCGTCACGCGTCACCAGCACGTCGTCGCCGGCGCTGTAAGTGATGCCGGACAGCGCCGGCGCGCCCATCGTCTGGCGGTTCTCGTCGTAGCATATCGACGCCTCGACGCGACGCGCTTTGCCTTTGCCGTCGATGTGGATCGAGTAGCAGGGGATGTGCCGAAACAGGGCGTTGAACACGCTACGCGGGAGGTGCCGGCGCTCCTGCATGTCGAAAAACGCCTCGTCGGATAGCAGGTAGGCGAACCGCTCATACCAGCCGGCCTTCTCGACCCTGCCTACCTCTTTGCGCGCCACGGCGGCGATTAGCGCCCCGGCATCGGTGCCTGCGCTGAACAGGTCTCCCGGTTTTAATTTAGCCAGCGTGGTCGCCATCACGGCGGCGAGCAGTTCCTCGCGCAAGCCCATAGTGTGCGCCGGGCCCCCCTGCTCGGTCACCCAGGCCAGAAAGCGGGCGCTGTTCCACTCCTCACAATGGG